GAAGGGTGTAGGTGTTGGGTCTGTATATGGATAGTAAATGTTTCCCCATCCATCTGGAGTTGGTAATCCCCACCAAGTACTATTGTATATTTCGTTTGCCATTTTTTTTCTTGTCTTTGTTAAACTCGTTATAAAAACTATTTAGCTTTATTATGTTAACTGTTTTTGTCTTATATGTCTTTTTTTTACCAATCATTATAAAACAAAACTTGAAAACTCATTAGCATCTTTATCAGGGTACATATCTCCGTTACTATTGTTATTGTACTCAGGGTACTTACTACTATTAAAGCAAATGAAATCCAAGAATCTCTTAGTATAAAATTCAGACCTATCATTTATCTTACTCATCATTCTATCAATATCACTATAATTAACAGAATCAGAATCTTCCCCTCTATGTTTCGATACACCCCCATTATCTATTTTAAACATAGAAAAAGGGAAGTATTCAGCTTGAGTAAACCATATTAACATTGGTTTTATGTAATCGTCTCTAAGGCTTTTATAATCACTATTAACAGGTGAGTCAATATCACCTGATATTATTAAAGCTTGTAGTTTATCATATAAGTTACCTCCTAAATAATTTTGTATATGAATATCCTGTGCCACTTCAATAAAGTGAATAAGTTTATCCGCATCAGTACTACCACTAATTATTGATTTTGCTTTTAAATCTTGTATTGTTATGAATAATGCTTTCATATGCCTAAAGTCTTTCTTATTTTATTTAAAGTACTTCTATAAGCACCTTTATCTGCTCTGTCTATCATTCTTTCACCCATCTCGCTTGGGTTGTTAGGTTCTTTTAATCCCTTACCGTAAGCATTAGCAGAATCAACTTGTTTACCATCCTTCTTTTTGTAAACTCTTAACTCCCAATAGTGATGACAGTTTTTTCCTCCCTTGTATTTTAGCAAACTATAGTTTCTACCTTTATGACCTAACTCTTTGTTTACTCCTCTAAAAGACATCATATTAATATCTTCCTTTCTAAATACTACTTTTCTACCTGTTAATATTTCCATTCTCTTACAGAAATCCCTACTATTAGGAGACTTTCTCTCTGGCATATAAGCGTATCTTATTTTATACACACCATCATCCTCAGAAGATGCTTTATCAGAATACTTGATTTCAGCCATTTTAACGGACTCATTTTCGTCTTGGTATATCTCACTATGGATTACCTCCCAATCATCGCTTAAAACCTCTCCTAAGGCTTCTAATTGGCTAATCATATCATCGCCCTCCTCTTCTGAGAAGTCTTTATTGTCTTCCGCAGATAATTTCTCTCCTGTTTCTTCTTCTTTTCTAATCTTAGTAGATACGTTGTCTAACTCTGTAAATTCGATTGGTTGTAGAGTTACGAAATATAAATCTTGATACACCTTATTAAATTCAAGTATCTCATTTAATCCGTATATGATACCGTCTTGGAATGGTCTGATAATCACGTTATCCATTAATACAGATGCGGTTCTTAACTCTTCTGCATTGTTACCGAAACCTGTATTATCTTTAATACCTAAAAGTATTGGAGATACAATTCCGTGTCCTAACATTATCTTCTCTCTTGCCTCGTCAGATAAGAACTGATATTGTGCGTGAGCATCTGGTAAGTGTATAGCTTCTATATCAGCCTTAGTTTCTGCTGATTCGTTAAATGCAATAATCGCTTTACCACTATTAGAACTACCACTAAACTTTTGGTTAATCTTGCTCTCTATAGATTGCTGAGTCTCAGCATTAGGTATACCATTGTTAAAGTTTACAAATAAACTCGGTTGTAATCCGTTCTCTATATTCGATAAATGATAGTTAGATACTTCTGATTCTAACTCACTATATTGTAAAGATGCTTGATAATCTACTGTAGAGTAGTAGTAGAAACCACTTCTGTAAGGTTTAAATACATAAAGTTCGTTTACTTGAGATTTACTACCGTTACCAAACGTAGGTATTCTTTTAGGGTTATCTGAGTTCTTACAGTCCTTCCAAGACGGATGATAGTAATAAGCCTTTATAACACCTTTAGTAGCTTTCTCAGCCCTAAGAGTCTCCATAGGAAAGTGAGATACCTTTAGTATCTTTGTTTTAGCTTTATTGTATGTTAATTGCATAACACCCTGACCTAATAACTTGTAATCATTAACAAGTCTCTTAACTTCTCTTGGTCTAAGTAGTTTCTTCATTCTAACATAATCCTCAGGAAACAAATCTGAATTAGTAGACTCTAAACCTCTACCATAAATCATATCAACAATACCGTTAATACATCTACCGTTGGTAGGACTGTCAAGGTATCTGTCTATAAGATTGTCAAAATAATCGTTATTATCCCCAAACGCAACCCACTCTTTATTGTGAACTTCTTTGATTGTAGGAACTTGGTAAGAAGACATATTGACAACTCTAATGCTATCTTTGTATTCTTTACTAACTGTATTTTTTTTGTTTGAACTCATTATATTATATATGTGTTATCATCTACTGTACTATAAGGCTTGTAAATAGTGCCATTACCTATTTCGTGTTTCTCAGTTACCCTTTCCGAAGCAGTCTGAGAAGTTACGTATATCTTGTCTCTATACCAAAGCTCACTATCTTTAGATATTTCTAAGTAATAAGTAGAATCCTCTTCAAGAATTGCGGACTGAAAAGTAACTTGAGTGAAATTAACTATATTACTAAAAGTAGCATTTGTTATAGATTCCTCTTTACCATCACCATCCCTTCTTATGTTTAAAACAAATACACCTGACAAGCTTGAACTTCTCGGTGCAATAGTTATTGTTTTATCTCCTACTGTTGGTTGTAATATTAACATACTATGATAACTAAATAATTTATTTTTGTTTTATTTAATAAAAAAACCCCACCAAAAGGTAGGGTTTAGTTTAATTGATAAATTACTATTATACAATAGTAAAACCAGCAGCAGCAATGTTTTGAGCAGCAGTATTACCTGCAGCTGCAACATTAATAAAGTTAGCAGGTGCTTTCTCCATTCCTGTAAAACTTAGAGTATATCCACTCATATCAGCCATAGCTCCACCTGTTACTACAGTACCTCCTGTTACGTCAGCACCATACTCAGCTCCAGCTAAGAATACATTTCCGTTATTATCTTCAACAAGAATGTTTGGTCTTCCGAAAGATAATAATTTAATAGTATTGTGGTCTTCTTTAGTTAATTTTTTAAGTGTCAACTCTAACACTTGCTCAAAAGCAGTAGTTCCATTCTCTCTACTTGATTGAATGTTTTCTGTATAGGTAGAGTTTCCTCTAACCTCGTATTTGTAAGCATTTGGAGTTCCACCAATAGCATCAATCACATCTACATCTGTAGAATCGTATGTTATACTGGTTATGTCTCCAAAATTCACAAAATAAACAGCATTGATTCCTCCAACACTATCTTTACAAGGTTCGGTTCTGCCTAAAGTAATATCACAAGCCATAATATTTATTTTTATTTATTAGTTATAAAAAAAGGGTAGGTAGCAATTACCCACCCTTTTTCTGTTTATTTATTTGAATCTTAGATTCCGTAAGTTACGATGTCTTCAACAACTCCGTACTGTACACCTGCAGTAAATCGCATAATGATTCTTACGTTTTGAGAACCATCTAAGTCAGCCATATCTAAAACCTTTACTTCTTGGTGGTCTGATAGTAAACCAGTTCCAAATTGTAAGTTATCTTTAGTAGTTGCTACAGCAGTGTTAGCTGCCAATCCGTTAGCCATAAAGATTTTTACACCATCAAAGTATAAGATGTTGATGTCTTGATTGTTTCCTTGAGAACCTACACCAGCAGCACCTTGTCCGTTAGCTTGGAATCCTCCTAAAGCTCTTTTGTAAGCTCTAAATATGTTTTGAGAAACATAGATGAATAAATCGTCTCTACCATATAAAGCAGAAGGGATTTGGTCAACAACTTTTCCTAACTCGTCTACTACGTTAGCAGCAGTTACAGTAGTTCCTGCTATTTGTTGAGCTGCAGGTAAAGAAGCATCAGCAGCTAACAAAGTAGAGAATCCATCAAATGAACCTTCTCCATCTGCTCCTGCCCATATGTTCTGCTCATTCTTTTGTGCTACTTTAGCAGCAACATAAGAGATTAAGTAGTCTTGGAAAGAAGATGGTAAGTTGTCAAATGCAGAATATCCCATTTGGATTGCATCCCAATCTGAACGGAAATCTTTCTTACATAATTCTAAGTTAACTTGTAATTCCTTTGGTTCAAGGATTCTTTCAGTTAAAGTCAAAGTTGAAGTGTCATTGAAGTCGCAAGTACCATTCTTAGTGATACCATCTAATTCCAATCTTTTAACAACCTCTTTGAACTTTACGTTTGGTCGGATAGTTAGTCCACCATTTGCAATAGTGTTACCTGAAAGTAAAGCAGCAGAAATATATTTTCCTGCAGATTCTCCAGCGTAAGTTGTAGTAATACTTGTAGTAGTAGCCATTTTGTCTAATTTTAATTAAATAACATTCTATTAACTCTATCTTCGATAGTCATAGATTTGTTTGGGTTTGATAATAAATTCTTTTTCTTTTCGATTTGAGCCTCTGGCGAATGTACAACTTCTTCTACATTTTCAGATAGTTCAACCTCTTCTTGTTTAGATAACTCCTCAGGAACTTCTTTAACTTCCCCCATTGGTTTATCTTCGATTAATGCTTTAATCATAGAAAGTAGCTCTGATTTTACTGCTGCCAACTCATCAGAAGTAGCGTAACTCATAGCAGGAGCTTCAACTTCCTCCTCGATTACAACCTCTTCTTTAGGCTCATCAGCAAGTACAACCTCTTCTACTTCCTCTTCTACTTTTTCAGTTACTTCCTCTGTAGATAACTCTACTGATTCTTCAACTGCAATGTCTTCAACTTTTACCTCTTCTTTAGAAAGATTTAAAAGCTCTTTGACATTATTAAGGATTTCTGTCGCTTTCATACTTATTGGTTTATATTAATATAACTATTTAAAATTTTACTGTCTTATTTTTACTCCTCTGGTTGTTTGTGAATTGAACCTATACCTTGCCTCCAATATTCGTCTGTACTACACTTTCTTTTTTTTGAATACTTATCACAATCAATAGAGTAAGTATTCTTACATTTGCAATATTTAGCTCTCATTATCTATCTTTTTTAGTTTACTGATTGCCCAATTAACACCTGCTGAACCACCCCAAGCATCCCACATAATACCACCACAACCTTCTGAATAAGGCACGTCTTTATGTTGTTGATGTCTTTTAAACGATGCCATTCTCGCTATAGTATCTCTGCTTAAAGGCTCTCTGTTAGCTAATTGATTTGCTCTTGTCCATCCAACACTTGTACCACAAGAACTTCCGTTCTCTTTTTTGTACTTTAATGCTCTTTTTGCATTATTAGTTGCACCTTGTGGATAATCGCTATAAGACTTTAATTCTTGCTCTTCGTAATTCTTAGGCTTAGTATGTGTCCAACCTTTCTTAGTGTATTTATCGTGTTCCTCTTCATTAGTTATTTCAACACTTTCTCCTGTCTCAGGATTATACATAGTATGAGGGTATTCTACTAAATCCTCTTTTAGTAACCTTTTTATCTCTTCTAATACATTACTCGCCTCAACCTCTTCAATATCTTCTACATTGTCGCTAAACATACCTTCTATACTTAATCCTAAGTATTTACCTTGCTTAACATCTTCCCATACCTCATCATTGTCTATCTTCATAGTAACTGCCCAAGCACCTTTTACCGCATTTAATCCATATAAAGCAGTTTTATCTTTTTTAGGGTCTTCCACAATCCAAGATTCTATTACAGATACACCTCCTGTAAATTCAGCGTGTTCTAAAGTTGTATTATTGTTTTTAAGACGTTTTAAATACAATTCAGATGCCTTTCTTACTGTTTCAGGTGAAAATGTTATATTGTACTCATAATCACCTTTACGTCTATATATGAGTTTATTTGGAACTAATGCTAAACCGACAATTATTCTTTTTTCAGAATCAACAGTCTTAAATTCTACCTTATGTTTACTTAAAGCTACAAAATTTTCTTCAATAGCAGGAAACTCAACCAAAGATATAGCCTCTATTCCATCTTCCTCTCTTGATTCGTCTATAAATAACTCTATTATATCTAATTCTTCCATATTTAACTTATTTATATTATGTATAACTTGTTTTGTTTTATTTTGTTTTATTTTAAGTACCTGCTTGACCCACAATCATACCATCTAATTGTTGTTGAGTAGTAACGTCTCTTGAAACAACATAAGCTTTTAATGGTTTGCTGAATTGTGTTTGTATTGTTTCTACAAGCTGATTTCCATTAGACATTCCTACTACGTTAAAAACAGGAGCTGTACGACCACCACTTGCTCCACCATCAATACCACCAGTACTTGTACGTATAGGTGTTTTAGCTGCTGATGTTTGAAATTTTTGTCTTGAAATAGTTGCTACTTGTGCTAAACCAAACGCAATCGTAGGTAATGCTTGTGCTAATCTTGCAAAAAATCCACCTTTAGCATCCTTCATAACACCTATGGCTGCCGCCGAAGTATCCATTAAAGCAGTTGCTATATTTGCAGCTTTATTCATATTAAACTGCTTTTTAGCTATCTTTTCTTGTTTTTTTCTTAATTTCTCATCATTTATAGCTATTTGATTTTGTATTTTTGCTCTTTCTTCTTTTGATAGGTTCTCGTTAAGTAATCTATTATTTAATTCAGCATTTAAAGCATTTGTTTTATTAGCCTCAATAGTCATTTCTCTATCAAATTGAGCATTCATAAAATCAGTCATAGTGCCTAATATTTTCTTTGATTTTTCAATGCCTTCTTGAGTTTCAGACAACTTATCTTCTAAAGCCATTTGCCCTGCAACCTCTTCATTATACTTCTTTATAGCCTCTATAGTCTCATCACTTAATTTAAAGTCTAATGCTTTATTTATATCTATTGGTTTTTTACCCAATTCAATATTCATTGATTTAGCGACAGCTTTTATTAGTTTTTTACCAAATTTAACTTGTTTTTCAATGCTGTCTGGTGTTATCAAAGCAAAAGCTTTCTTCCTTTTATTTTTCTCTTCAATTTCATCAATCTTGTCTTGAAGTGCATCTATTTCAACAGAAAGCCTTTTGTAGTCTTCTGGTGTTTTTGATAATACCTCTCTTCTTTTCTTTAATATACTTAGTTCGTTTTTTAAACCCTTTAAACTATCGGCATCTGCTTTTGTCGCATCATCTTTACTTTCCTTATAATCATTTACAGCATCAGCACTTGTTTCATATATCTTTAATATTTTAGATTGTAGTTCTATTTCTCTTTTTTGAATTGATTCAAGCATTTTTCTCTTACGAAAAGCACTTATTCTTCTTTTCTCTAAAGAAAGTCTACGTTCAGTAAGAGTATTTAATTCACGTTCATAATCATTTAACTTATCAGCATTTTTTAACAATTCTTCATCAAGAATTTTCTTGTCTTTTAATAACTTAATATAATCTTTTATATTAACATTTAAGTCATTGCCTAATACCCTTGCTAATTCCTCTACTTCTTGTCTGAAATCACTTGTTGCTTTTTCCGATTTCTTTTGACCACCAGCAAAAAAGTCAAGAGCAGATACCGCAGTAGTAATAGCTAAAACAATACCAAGAGGGCCCATAAGAGCTTTCCACATATCCTTTAATGCGAGTGTCAAACTACCTGATGTTTTTACTGCAAAACCCATTTGAGAAACCAACTGAGTAATGTTATTCGCCATACCACGAATACCATAAGGTGCATCTGAAATAACCCTACCAAGTTCCATTACAGATGAGGTAGCACCCCCTGATGCAGTTCTTAGGTTTTGATTAGATTTTACCACACTATCTAACCCTTTTTTAAACG